TCTCTTAGTACGTTCTTCGAGTGACTTCTCCCTGTCAGACAGAGATTGTGTCTTATTGGTGTAATCCTTACCCTTTTGAGCAAGTTCCTTCAGTTCTGTTTCTGTTACTTCTACTTCTTTCTCGTCGACTGTGATTGTAAATTTCTTCACTTGGTCTTGAGAAGTGTCGACTGCTTTCGCTTGGTCAACCATAATGTACTCCTATCGTTTAGACTGGTTTTACCCTTGGTCTATTTTATTTTTTCTTTTTTTCGCTTCTGTTAAATGCAGTCAATGTTGCTGCTGAACCTGTCGGGCCTGCAATCGGGCCACGATTTACTTGTTTGACTATCCCAGGCGCATTTTTAGTTTGCTTGGGTCTCATCACTGGATCACTCATAGCTTACCTCCTTTTTTTAGATTTTCTCTTTTTTCTTTCCTTCGGTGTATGTTTCGGCATCTTACCCCCTTTTAATTGATGCTCCCCCTGCCCTAGATCCAAAAAACCCTTTTTGAGCAGATGTTAAGTGACGACCACCTATTGATCCATCACTTAAGATCTCTTTCGCTTTCTCTACAGTAATCCCCGCATTATGTGGTATGCCCTGAGTTTCTATCTTTAAGTTGTTAAGGTTCTCTAATCTAAATTCTTTTATGCCCATTATTACCTCCTGTCGGTAATATATCTTGTATCTTCTTCATCTTGCTCATAAGTCCATCTTTGCCTATTTTCTTCATTATCCTCTCAGCGCATCTTCTTTTTTCAGGAGCGTAGTCTTTATCGGTCTTTGGTTTTAAGCTCTTTCGTTCACTAGGAGAGAGATATAGCCCACCTTCACTCTTACATATCTTTTCATACTGTTTCCTAGAGTGAACTTCATATCCTTTTTTAAATGAACGGTCATCTGTGAAGTTCCACATCCTATCTCGATTAGTATGGGGTACAGTAAAGATTCTCTGAGCCTCTATCCCACAATGAAAGGCTTTATGACTATCAGCGTCATCGATTGAACAGATTCAATTTCCTCACCACAAATTAAACATTTAAATTGATACCTCATTTCGTTCCCTCCGATCCTACACCCCTCTGCTGACGTGCTGCACCTACTAAGTCTGAAAACGTTCCAACTCCCCCACCCTTCTGAGCCCTACCTGGTTGAGTCTGTACTCCCCTCTCCGCTGTCTGCGGAGACTGGGCTTGATCAAATTGGTTATGTTGTAATAAATGTTCATCCGCTTCCTTAGTTGGTTCTATACCTGCAGTTTGATAAAGCTGGGCATGAACCTGTAAGTGTAGTTTATGGTTTTCATTCGGTGAAACTAATTGACGACTACCCTCCATTAAAAGTTTATTCTCTTCCTGGGCAACAGCAGTCTCTTCCTCGTCAAAACCTTTCACTAAACTATCAAGTTCTTTCTCATTGAATTTCTTTAAGATTAACTTAACCGCTTCACTCTTTTTAAGAACCCCTGGATAACGCGCTTCAATCGTATCTATCGCACCTACGAAGAGTTTCTGTTCTACTGCGGTATCTTTAGGAGGTCTGGTCGAACCTGCTTCTATCCTGAACTCTAACTCATCTTGTATCATACGACGTGCTTCATCCTCATCTTCTGGTAAGCTAGGCCACATTTCCTCAGTTACTTCTTCACCTATGATCTTAGCTATACGTTTCTTATCCTGAATAAACTGCCATATTAAACCTGCTAACCCTCGTGCTACATCTACTGTAAAATCTTCTATCTGATCTACCTTCTCACCCTGCCTTATCTGAGAACCTGCTCTCACATTTTCTGATTCAGTAGCAGTACCTATCCCCTTAGCAGCACCTAAGAGTTGATTGAACCCAGATATACGAAGTAGATTAGCAAGTTCTATATCATACATACGATAAAGATCATTAGGAAGAGGTGGAGGGGTGAAACTTTTTAATGATTGTTCATTTATCTCTTCCAACTCTATCACACTTAAATCATGTGAACCCGCTAGTTTACTTAAATCTGTTCCTAAGTTCTGTCCCTTCTTAGTTATTATTAAAGTTCCCGAACGTTTCCTATGACGATTCATCATAGAATATGTTAAGGATAAGTTCTTAAGTTGTGGAAACATTGGTATAATGTCGGAGAGGGGATAGGCGTTACTCTTTTCATCCGTCGCTGGTATCTCGTTAAAAATCAACGGATAAAAAGTAAATCCATCTATAAAGAAATTCCACGGAAGATTTGATAAATCCCCTTCCATAAAATTCTGTGCTAAGGTAAAACGTCTTCTTGAACGCCTATCCTGAATATGAAAAAGTCTTATCGGAATTGTTTCTAAATCTACTTGACCACCTGCTATCCCACCTATTGGTGGAGGGGAGGATTTAAAAGTTAGTAGCTTTGGAGGTCGTTTATCTGATTGACGTGATAAGGGAAGATTGCGAAGTTTACTCTTAATCGGCTTAAGACCAGGATTATTAAGAACATCTATAAGAGGTATATCTTGAACCTTAATCATGTAAGGCGCAGTTCTAGGATCATGGTAGCCATCAGGAAATAGGACTTTCCAACTTGAAACTTGATTAGCGAACACATCATCATCTTTTATCGTCTCATCAAGTACTCCCTTCTCTTCTTCCACCTTACCATCAGTTTCTTTAAGCTCAGGAAAGTCAGTCTCGAACTGCCTTAAAACTTGGTTTTTAAGAGTGAACAGTAAAAACCCTATCTCTATCCATCCTGGGGGCTGTAAGACTGCATCCATAATAACAGACTTGATCTTCTGCTTCATCCGCTTCTCCCGCCAGTAATAGTTGATAACAGTTTCCATGGTATGAGCGAAAGCATTATTCTTCTTAGCGCGGGGTTTTACAAAAATATGGGGATTACGGGAATAGACACTTCCTACTAAGATCTTCATAAACTCATACACAAAGTTCACTTCACTTAGATCCCCACTCTGTGATAAGGTAGGACCGAAGAAAGTACCAGTATATAGTTTTATAGAGTTCTTCCATTCCTGATGTCGCTCAGATTGGAATGCTTTCGCACGTTCAATACGGGACTGCCATATTCTTATTTCATCTCTTGTAAGATTTTCAGCCATAAGTCCCTTTAAGTTCTTTCCCAATAAAAAAGCCCGTAGATATGTATGTGGCCACATCCACGAGCTTTAATTGGTTGTCCCTGATTTACTAGGGTTTTATTCCAAAATGTCTAATTCATAAGGAGTCCAAACCCACTCCCCATCTACTTTAGTTAAAAACGTATACGCCCAGGCATACTTAACTGGGATACCCAAGTCATTCTTCCAGCAAGAGTAATCATACCCTTCAAAGTAAGCCTCACAATAAAAGCAGATCATAGGATCATCTTGGTCAGGAGAAGGTATGTCCCCGACTGGAAGAAAATCCTTAGTTAGAATCTCATCGCCTATTACAATCTCGTCCTTTTGGTAGTAATACAAAAGTTCACGACAGTTCGGACAGTAAATAGGAAGATTTTTAACTGCTGCTCTAGTTTCAGCCCTGGCTATTAAGATATCTAGCGGTATCTCTGGTATAGGCTGAACAGTACTGCACCCCATTACAAATAACAACATAACTACAGATAAGGCTGACCTCATACTCGACTCCCTATGGTAAACTTCGGCCCCTCAGCTCGTTCTAAAGCTACCCTGTCCTCTTTTAACTTAGCATACTCACCGAAGGTCATACCCTGTTCTTCGTCGGGTTGCTTGACTTTTTCGGGTTTGATAACGAAGATCCTGTTTATAAAAGTCATTGTATCTAGTAAATCGTCATGCTCCGCCATAGGGAAGTCTTCTAATTCTTTCTCCATAGCCTCAGTCATATCGTAATTCCGTCCATCATAGTGAGAATGCTTAACCAGTTTCCCCTTCTCAGGCCATAGCCATTCATTTTGTACGTACTCAGGAACTAGACCTCGAATCCTGTCTTCTTTGGCTGCTTTGTGAGATTTTATCTCGACTATATTGAAATGTAGTTGTTCCCGTCTGCGCGCTTCCTCTAAATAATAGCAATCCGTCTCTTGGAAAGCAATCGCTTCCCACCCACAACCCTTAATATGGTACTTTTTTGCTAGGTCTAAGGCTAAGTCGATACGTTTCTTAGGGTTTATCTTATCCCTTATCCCATCAACAATGTATTTCTTTCCTTCAGGGTCGATACCTATGACTAACATTACAGTAAAGTCAGACCTTTTCTTCCGAGCCGAGGCTGGGTCTACACATAAGTAGTAATTTAAACCTTTAGGAATTAAAGGGAAGTACGCGATCATATTTCTCTTGAATTGATTCTTCGCGGGGTCTTGGGGATTGAGCATCATCTGACACATAAAGTTCCATATATCAGTCTTTAACCCAGAAACCCCATCAATGGTAAAACGTTTAGGATTACTTATATTCTTCTCAGAGATATTATCTATGTTCCCATCGATAAGGATCGGATACTCTAAAACCTTAATCCGAGCATCATTCTTTTTAACCGAATATAGGTCAGCAAAGTGATAACGTGTACCTTCGTAATCCTGTAAACGTTTCTGTGGGTCGTCAAAGTTACCTAAATTAAACCGTTCATCCCAATCGAAAGTCTTCTTGATCTGTTCCTCGGTATTTACAGCACGTTCCGTTACTAAGTCGTTCTTCTTAGCGACTTGATAGTGACGACCAGTAATTTCAGTATCTACCCCGACTGCTTCGATTGATTCTTCGCTTCTGCCCCAGTCAGTACGATTAGCCAGACTGAACCCAGACATATTCCCCCACTCTTTACCTTTAGGAACACACTCAGGAAAGAGTTTACCTACAGGGGTAGTGAGAAAATAGTTCTTAATCGCAACGAGGTTATCACTAGCGTTCTCTTGTTTGTTATGACAGAGTACGACGTGTATGTTATTATAGTTAAGGAGTAACTGTAACGAGTGTACTTTACTTATAATAGT